GATGGTAATGTTGGAGAGAATTATAATTATTTAGGTGAGGCTAAAAAGACTTCCAAATTTAAGTACAAGATGGCTAAAAACGGTTTTAATGAAAAAATGAAAGAGGGTCCTAAAAAAATGGGAACAGGTAAAGCCAAATTTAACTATGACAAATCCGCAGCAAATGTTGATGGGAAAATGAAAAAAGTTACAACTGGTAAAAAACAAGAAACCAAAGAAGCATCAAGAACTTACGGAATGGGAAGTAAAGCAGGTAGAGGTCTTAGAAAAGGCGTAACACCAAATAGAAATTTACATTTAGAGGCTCTGGAAAACCAAGTTTCTGAATTAAAACAAACAAATAATGATTATAAAAAATCATTAAACATTTTTAGAGAGAAACTAAATGATGTTGCAGTTTTCAATGCTAATTTAGCATATGCAACAAGATTGTTTACTGAACACTCAACTACTAAAAAAGAAAAAATAAACATTTTAAGACGATTTGATAATATTCAGACATTACAAGAATCTAAAAACTTGTATTCTGCTATTAACAATGAATTATCAAAAGATTCAAATTCGTCTTTAAATGAGTCTGTTAACCGTAAGATTTCAAATGTTGCGTCAACAGGTTCATCAGCTAACTTAATTGAATCAAAAACTTATGAAAATCCTCAATTTTTGAGGATGAAGGATTTGATGGGTAAATTAGGTTAATAAATTAAATAAAAAAAAATAGAAAATGGGAGCATTATTAGAATCAGGTCTTGTTGGTAATATTGGGTTGAAACACCTAAAAGTTATCAAAGAAGATACAATTAACAAATGGAATAAATTAGGATTCCTTGAAGGCTTAAAAGGTCATTTAAAAGAGAATGTTGCACAGTTATATGAAAACCAAGCATCATATCTTATTAACGAAGCGGCTAGTACATCTGATACTGGTGCGTTTGAAACAGTTGTTTTCCCAATCGTTAGGAGAGTATTCTCTAAATTATTGGCTAATGATATTGTATCTGTACAGGCAATGAATTTACCAATTGGTAAACTGTTCTTCTTTGTACCTCAAATCCAAGAAGCAAATTCTGGTGCACACTATTCACCATATGGTGCTCCAGGTGCAGCAGATACTCAAACACCAACTACTGGTTATGGTAGTGGAAAAAATTTATATGATAGATTTTATGAAGGTAATGAGCCAAGCTTAAACCCAGAAGGTCTTTATGATTATTCAAAAGGACAATATAGTGCAGTTACTGCAACAGGTACTACAGTTGTTTGGAGTGATGGTTCATTAGTTACTTCAGGTTATTCAGCAGGTAATTATAGAAGAGTTATACTAGCTTTGACAGGTTTTGGATCTGATGGTGAAGGTAAATTAATTGGACCTGATGGTCATCCAATGGATAATGAAAGTTTCTTGGCTGGTTTGACTGTTTATGCAAGTACATCAGCAGGTGGTGCATTCTCTGGTGTTACAACAGCATCTGGACTTGGCAATCCATTATTGTTTAGAGTTGTTACACAGAAATATGCAAAAGGGCTTGTTCAATATGGTTCTGAGAATACAATAACTTTCCCTAGTAGTAGAACAGGAGGTGGATCATACAATGATTTATCAACACCTGCTGGTGTTGTTTATCTTGAAGTTGATTTACAAAGACCTGCAACAGTTGGTGCAGATTCATTAGATGGTTACACAGGTTTCACAACATCAATTTCAGGTACAGCCGCAACTGACTTTACAGCAACTTATAGAATTTACAAGAGTTTAGAATTTGAAGATAAAATTGGTGAGGTTTCTTTTGATTTACAATCAGTTACTGTTTCAGTTACAGAAAGAAAGTTAAGAGCACAATGGTCACCAGAAATGGCACAAGACGTTGCTGCATTCCATAACATTGATGCTGAAGCAGAATTAACTGCTTTATTATCAGAGCAAATTGCAGCTGAGATTGATAGAGAAATTTTAAGAGACCTTAGAAAAGGTGCTGCTTGGAATTTACGTTGGGATTACAATGGTTGGAAGAGATTGGGTACAAACGCTATCCCTTACACACAGAAAGACTGGAATCAAACATTAATCACAACTATTAACCAAGTATCAGCACAAATCCACAAATCAACATTGAGAGGTGGTGCAAACTGGATTGTTGTTTCTTCTGAAGTTAGTGCAATTTTTGATGATTTGGAATACTTCCACGTATCAAATGCATCTCCTGACCAAGACCAATACAACATGGGTATTGAAAGAGTTGGTACATTAGCAGGTCGTTACCAAGTATATCGTGACCCTTACTTCCCAGCAAACCAAGTGTTAATGGGACACAAAGGAACATCATTATTAGACACTGGTTATATCTATGCACCATATGTACCATTACAATTAACACCAACAATGTATAATCCATTCAACTTTACACCAATTAAAGGTATAATGACAAGATATGCTAAAAAACTAGTTAACAACCGTTTCTACGGTAGAATTACGGTTGATGGTGTTAGAACATTTGACTTACAAGAGTTAAGATAATCAATTTTATATTGATATAATAGGAAGGGTTGCATTTTTTTGCAACCCTTTTTTTATTTGCATATATTTATTAATAAAAATTTTATGGAAAATAAGCCATCATTTTTTAATGAAGATTTAAGAGTTTGGTTTGGTGATAAGAAAAAACCAAAAGGTAGCAATCAACCCAAAGGTCCTTGGGTTAATATATGTAGAAAAGATTCAAATGGTAAGCACCCCCCCTGTGGCAGAGAATCTGATGATAAGGGTGCATATCCTAAATGTAAGGCGGCTGGTGTTGCTAGTAAGATGAGTGATGCTGAAAAGAAGTCAGCTTGTACAAAGAAAAGAGCGGCTGAAAAAAAGAATCCAAAATCTGGAACGGGCAATAAACCAACAATGGTTACAAAGGAAAGTTTAATAAGAATTATTGAAGAGTTTTTAATTCATAATCATTAGCATTAACTTCATTTACTAAATGAACATAATCTAAATTAATAAATGAACAATTTCCTTGTCCAGAAACCCTTTGTGATAATATAAATAAAATATTATCATTTTGGGTGAAAAAAAGATACAAGTAACCATTTTGTGTAAGTAAATCAACTATAACATTATTATTTGGTATTTCATCAAAAGAAGCAAATTTATATTGTATTTTTTTACCACTTTTTATAATAAAATTCCTCTTGGGTATTATATTAAATTCTTTCCAAGCATAACCTAATTCAGTCATCCTAAATATTGCAATAAATTCATCTTTTGTTATTTCAGTTATTTGTTTTTTTGTTGTAAATTCAGTTTCAATAATTGCTTTGGCTTCATTTTTTTTAGTATTGTTACTAGGGAATAAAAAATTATAAAGAATAGTAGCATGGTTTTTTAGATAATAAAAAGTAGGGTATTTTATGTTTGAGTCGCTACCCTTCATAAAAGATTTAGGGGATAACCCTTCAATTTCAGGGAATTTAAATATAGGAATAATGCTATCATAATTTTTTGCATCAAATACTTCATCCTCCCCATTAATTTGAATTAAATAATCACCCTTTAGTGTTGTTTGGGGTTTCATATTTTTAAATTTTCCCATTAATTGTATAAATAATTTTTTTATTGTTTTTCTTTCCTCACCATAAGAAGTTTTTGAATCAATATTTATAAATTTATTTTTATCAATAGTTTTTTTGGTTAAATCAGAAAACAAATCTGTTTTTTTGAATAGTTCAAAAATATAGTTTTCAAAGTCTGTACCTTTTTCTGAAGCTGATGTTTTTTTTAGTTTATTTGAAATTTCATCTGCTTGATTAGGAGTTATAAGAATTTTTATTTTGCTCATAATGTTTTTAAATTTATATGATATTATCATATCTTTGTTAACCTAAAAGGCTTCAACCTTAATTAAAAAGTTTTCTTTTAGATAATTTGACAACTCATAAAAGGTATCAAATTTTGATTGCATCTTATCATCAAACCTGCTGATAATATCAATATGTGTTTGATGGTGATTAATAAAAAACTTGAAAAGTTCATATTCATAAATCATATGAATTTCTCTATCATATATAATGATAAAGATATTCTCATCTTCAAG